CAATGCGGTTGTCATTGCCGCCACAGTATCAAATGAAACAGCCTTCGCTCTACCTTCCGCAAGCGAATACGCACTGTTTGCTTTGTTCTGCGCATTAGTTACGGCGGTACGAATATCCGAGTGCGCCGTTCCGGACGTATTGTGAGCGTTCACCGCTCCGCTCGGTTCAGCGCCGATGTTGGCAGGAGTAAGGTTGACGTTACCCTTCCTGTAAGTCGTTTCCTTATCGCCCTTTAACCCGGTTACGATACCGCCACTCTCAATGTTTTTGACTTGTTCGTAGACCTTATCGATTGCACCTTGTACGTTCTCCGCCGCAATACCCGACGTTGTACCTTTATACTTAACTACTTCCGCTTCCGTTTCGGGATGGATAAGTACGGTATCTTCTGCGCTGACCTTTTGAATAATCTGGAACTTGTTTGTAGTTTGAGCCATGTTATTTATCCTCCATTTTCTTGAATACAAAATCGCCGTCCGGGATATCTTCGGTTATCTTGTCAACCGCCTGCAGTTTCCCTTTGACGAGTTCGCCAAGTTTTATTTTATTCGTCTCGCCGTTTTCTCCCACGACAAGAATAAAGGAGTCGCGTTTCTCGACTCCCAGCTTAATTTCTTCATATTCCGTTACGTTGTTTGACAATAGGTTTAAGTCGCTTGCCGTCATCTTTCCGTCAAGCGGTTTTCCGTTGATGGTCGGCTTGTTCTTAAGCCGATTGTAGTTGTAGGTTACGGTAATACCGGGCGTAACTTTTATATGTTCCTGATTACCGTAGTAGTTTTTATCCGCCATTTCCCACCCTCTCCAAAACTTCTAATTTTTGACGATGCACGAGCGTTACCTCTTGCTCGTCTATTAAGGTGGCGATGATGTCGTATTTCAAAAAACCTGTTTTGAAGTCCTTTGTCACTTCACCCAGTATTCGAATGCGGAATTCATCCTCTTCTCTATCCGCCTCTTCTTCGATTCCAAGTTCTTTGCATGCGAACACCACCTTTTCTATGAGTTCCGTAGCAACGTTCTCAAACGATAACCCGAACTCAAAGACATCGCCTTTGACTACTTTCAGCATCCTATTGCTCTACGAAAACGATAGAGGAGATCGTTGTCGTAGTTCCGCTTTTTGTTTTCTTTTCTACCTTGCAAGAAATCTCTTTCAAGTGTTTTTCGTTTTCCGCAAGTGTATTGAAGATATCCGGCGTTACTTGGTCTTCCGCTTTGTAATCGCTCTTTGGCTCTTTCCAATTTACCATTCATACCCTCCTTATATCGTTCTTCCGCGCGTCTCTTGTTTCAATCCGCCGTCAAACGTAAACTTGTTATACTCGCACACGAGTTCTTGACTGTCTCCGAACCTATCCGCCGACTCGTACTTTTCACCGAGATTGAGTTTCGGGTTTCCTCGCCAAGTCGTAGTTATGACACCTTCTCCTGCGTGCATCCTTTCAAGCAAAATTCTTGCGATATACTCCGCCTGTGCATGGCTTTGTACAAGATCGCTTGACGGGTGCGAATACTCGGTCACTCCGTTGTTTCTAACGCTGTCATCGTCTTGCATCGTCAAAGACTTGGTCGTTATCTCGATTGCCTTGCCCGTAACCGTCAGCACCGCCTTTTGCTTTTGTGCCGTTTTGTTCTTTGCCACGACCGAGCAAGCGTTGACACCACCTTGGAAGTCGGTCAATAGCACGTTTAAGTTATCCGTTTCCATTGCAGGGTACGCAACTTCGGTATTATAATCGAGCGTTAATTCAAGCGATGCGTTCGGCTCTATATTGAGTTCAACCGATACTGCTTCGACCGTATCGTTCGACAAGAATACGTCACAGTATTCCACAGAAATACGGTTCGCAAACTCGGTCAGAGAAACACTCGATGAGTACGAAAACATATTGCTTTTATCTATCCTTATCGCCGTTGTTGTCTTCGGCTCTTTCTCCGAGCGAACATTGATTTTGTCTTCTCGGTCTACAAACACTTTGCATAGTCCCGCATTGGCGATTTCCTGCAATGCGTCCCAAGCCGTGCCTTTCGGCAGAAATGCCATCGGCACGATTACAGACTTTAAGTCGTTTGAAATAACGAAAGTATCTGCCGTTTCGCCGATATTTAAAAGAATGTCGGCGGCTATATCGTATAGCGATGCATTCTCCGTCAGCGGAAAACCGACATAGGTCTTTTTCTGCAGTCGCATCAGCCTATCCACCGCATTACACTTTACCCATTGCGAATCTTGGTTTATCTGCCATTCATCCGAATAGAATGTGCCGAGCGGTTGGTATTTTACTTCTCCATCCATTTCTATGCCTATGCTCGGTAACAGTTTGCGGTCGAGTATCATAAGCGAACGGAGATAGCCCTTATCGAACTTTCTGTCCTTATTAAAGATGTTGACAGTCATCGTGTCGGATACTATGTTGTAGTTTCCGTCCGCCGCTCCCATCTCTTCGGACACTTCGAACATTTCAATGGCATCGCCCTCGTACCGTTCCATCATTCGGTCGTAGAACTTCAATATTTTCGCACAGGCATTTGGCTTGCTCCACTTTGTTATCGTCAGCCTGATGGATGTAATGTCTTCAAGCTGCGGAGTCAATCGGACCTGTATCTGATTATTGACGGTCACACTATCCGAGTGAACAATCTTCCCGTCTCGTTTGTACTGCAAAATGAAGTCGACCGGGTATTCTTGCCTCTTTTCATCGCCAAGCACAACCCAAGAAATAATAGGCCTTTTAACGAAAGAAATTTCGATCCACGGCGCGTTTGCAAACACACCGCTACTACCCGACAACGAACCGCTCCACCAACCGAGAACGACCGAATCGTCCATCATCTGAAATGAGCCGTCCATTGTTGCATTGCCGTCCATCGTACAGCCTTTGACTGTCGGCACAAGGTATGCGCCGAACACTTCGTCCGGGTGGCTGATAGCCGAATTGCCGCTTTCCGTTGTTTGAATGTCTTTACTGATTTCTGTATCCGAGTAGATAACGTCCACTCTGCCGAGTATTTTTCGTGGATTATCCGTATATTCCATAGGTTATCTCTCCACAAAAGCAATGCTGACGCTTGCCCACATTATCTTGCCTTTTACCCAATCGTATCGTGGCTGACAGGATAAGTCCTGCGGGCGAGCGGTCATCGACGTCAACTTTCCCGTTTCGGGATCGTTGTAGTCTATCGTCACGAACGAGCCGCTTTTCGTTTCGGCAGTCAAGAGTCCCATATCTTCTTTCGAGAGATATTTCCACGCGACTTCGACCTTTCTCTTTCTCCCTATAACGTCCACGACCATTGTGCCGTCCATCGTTCTTTCCGATTTATCCAACACTTCGGTCGTGCAAGTGAGTTCGGTCGGCGCTTTTATCGTCTTACTGTTTATCTTAAAAAATACCGCCATCTTACACCTCCCTTAATGCAATGCCGTTTCGCTTGTATTCTTTGTTCAGTCTCGGCATAATAAGCCTTGCGAACTGCTGTCCGTCAATCTCCAAAACGATGTCTTTTTGCTCTTCTCCTCCGTTATTGCCGATTGCCGCTATCCCTTGGAGCATTCCGTTGACCATATCCCCGTAGGGACTGCTTCCGCTACCAACTACCGCGCGATTTGCCGATGCGGTGATGTTCAGCGAAGACGCGACCTGTGCCGCCGCTTGCTCTAACATCGGTGTGTTGTCGTACATTCCGTCTGCCATCATATCCATTAGGTTCGGTATCCACTCGTCTGCCGTATGTCCCGGACCTTTCTTTGTCGGCGAGCCGAAACCGAGAAAGTCTTTTATCGACTGTCCGACCGATTTTACACCGTCTACGACTTTACTCCATGCTTTCTTTATGCCGTCACCGATATTATTAATTAGGTTTTTACCCCAGTTGAACGCTTGCTTGAACAGGTTGTTAAAGTAGTCTCCGATACTTGAAAACAACCCCGTTATCTTATCCCAAATCCAACCGCATACCGAGCAGATGCCGTTCCAAATATTCGTGAAAAACCCGCTGATACCCGTCCAAATATTGCGGAAGATATTCAGCACATTAACACCGATACCTTGAAAGAAGTCTACAAAACCTTGCCCAAAGCCTTTGATAAACTCCCAAATACCGAGAAAGATATTTTTAATAGCGCTCCAAATACTCGTAGCAATGTTCTGCATATGCGTCCACGCATCCGACCAATCGCCTTTGAGTATCGCGCACACGAACTTGATTACTTCGATGATAGCGTTCGCCACGTCCAAGACAGCGCTCAAAAACGGTCCAAGCGCGGCGATGATTCCGTTGACCACTCCGACTACCACTCCGTACAGCACTTCGATTACTTTGCCTATTAACTCAAACACGGGTTTTAAAAGTTGATAGAGTTCTACAATGGTGTCCCAGAGCGATGCAAAGAGTGCCTTTATCTTCTCCCATAGCGGTTCGACATAGTTTAGGAATTTCAGCACCGCATTACTTATAACGTCAAACGCACTTTTTATAATCGTCCAAAGACGGGTGAAAACGTCCGAGACGACTTTGAGTATCTGCTTGCCGTATTTTTCCCAAAACGTCTTGATTCCATTGACTGTATCAAGTACGATTTTCTTTACGAGCGGCCATACTTTCTTGGCTATAGCAAGCACTTTCGAGAAGACCTCTTTCACGCATTTCCAAACCGTCTTCAAGGCTTGCACGACTGCCGCTTTGATGCGTTCTCCGTTCTCGTCCCACCACGCTTTTATAGCGTTGGCTACGCTTATAATGACTGACTTAATCTTCTCCCATATGCGGATTACGGCATTACGGAAGTCTTCGTTCGTCTTCCATAGGTACACAAGCAAAGCGACTACCGCCGCTATTGCTAAACCGATGAGCCCCGCTTTCGTGAATAGGACTTTTGCCACCTTAATGATTGTGCCGAGACTTCCGACAAGTTTCCCTATTACGATAAGCAATGGTCCTATTGCCGCTGCAAGCAGTGCTATGACTACAATTTGCTTTCGCGTTCCCATAGACAGTCCCATAATCTTTGCCGTCAGCGGTGAGATGTACTTCGTTATAAACTGTCGAATGAGCGGAATCAGCACGTCTCCGAACGAGATCGCTATCTCTTCAAGTTCGGATTTTAGGATCTTCCATTGCCCTTGTAAGGTGTCGAGCTGCGTTGTCGCCATATCGGTCGCTTTGTTCGTTCCCGTAATGGCTTTGGTCATTCCCCTTACGGCATCACCGCCCGCCGACATCAAGGCAAGCATACCCGGACCGCCTCTTGCGCCGAAAATCTCCATTGCTTGCGCGGTGTCCAACCCAGCGTCTCGTAATCTATCAAGAATTGATGCGAAATCGTTGGTTGCCGGGTTTACGTCTTCTACGGCTATGCCGAGTTCTTCAAAGATTCCGAGTGCCGCCGTTGACGGGTTCATAAGAGATACAAATGCTTGTCGAAGCGAAGTTCCTGCCGTACTTCCGTCATAGCCTGCATCGTATAACACGGACAGTGCGCCGACCGTTTCTTCTATCGTATAGCCAAGGCTGTTTGCCACAGGACCGACATATCCCATTGAGTTTGCGAGTTTATCCATCGATGCCATAGAGTCACCGATTGCCGCCGCAAACACATTGGTCACTCGCTCCGCTTGGTTTGCTTCCAAGCCGAACTGGTTTAAGGTCGAAATAACAGTTTCGGTTGTGAATGCCAAGTCGCTCTGCGTTGCCGATGCAAGGTTAAGTGTCGCTTCGATAGAGTCCGCCATCTGGTCTACCTTGTAACCTGCCGACGCCATATAATACAAAGCGTCCGCCGCGTCCGATGCCGAGAAAACCGTCTTCGCGCCCATTTCACGGGCGATTGATGTCATTCTTGCGAGTTCTTCGCTTGTAGCGCCTGCGACAGATGCCGCGTTTGCCATCGACTGCTCGAACTGTTGCGACACCATGACCGACTTCGTTCCGAGTGCCACAAGCGGAGCCGTAATGGTTGCCGAGAGTTTCGTTCCCGCTTTCGTCAGGCTTGCTGACACCTTTTGTATCTTCTTTTGGGCATTATCTAACCCTTTCGAGAGCGAGGATATGTCCGCCGCTATCTTTACCACAAGGTTTCTTATAACTGCCAACTGTCCTCACCCCCTATTTGATTATTACCCCTTGCTCTGCCGCCATTGCTTTGAGTACGGCGTCACCCGCCGAGTTTGTTTTTTTCGGTTTCTTCCTTATATCTTTCAATACCTTTGAAAGGCTCGGCAACTTCTTTTGCCTTGCAAAGGCTTCCGTATGCCACGCAAGCGTGATGTTGTCCTCGAACAGTCGAGTTTCCCTCTCTCGCTTTTGCTTTGCAAGGAGCATTACTTCATACGGAGTGTAATTGCCGATCTGTATGGGGTCTATGTCAAAGAACACGACTGCCTTTTCGCAAAACTCGGAAAGGTCAAAAGCAGTCTCACTTATTCCCCCTGTTTACCTTCCGCCTTGCCGAATGCAAGCGTAAAGGCTTCACCGAGTTTTTCGGCGATCTCGGTGATGTTCGAATACTCGTCAATAAGGTCACCAACCTTTTCGAGTGTAAGGGTTTTGTCTTCGTGGCAAAGCCCCGCATACACGATAATGAGCAAGTCTTTGATGCCCACGTGCGAAAGGTCAAGGGCCGTAATGCTTTTGCCCGTAAGGTCTTCTACCTTGACGAGCGCATTGATGCCGTATCTCAATGTTCTGGGTTTATCCAGATTGATGGTTACTCCGTTCTTCATTCTTACTCTCCTTTATGAAAACTCAATTCGCCCGTACCCGTGAGTTCAAGGCTGATGCTGACCACATCGTCCACTGGGTCTTCGATTGACAAGCTGCTGATGTATGCCGTTCCCTGATAGTAGTTCGTTCCGTCCACATACAGTTTTACGGTTACGGTCGTGCCTGCGAGATATGCATCTTGCAGTGCTGCCTGTCCTTGCGTGTCGGTCGGGACTGAATAATCGCCTTCCGAACTCGCCGTCCACTCTTTAAGACCCGTGATGTAGTTCTTCCAATCATCACCGAGAGCGGTCGTTTCCAAAGTTTCGAGCGACAGTTCAAGCGACCAGTTCTTGATTGCGGCTACCTTTTGATTTCCGCTCTCACCGATAATCACTTTTCCGTTTTTACCTGCTACCGCCATTTTCGTCCTCCTATTTTTCGTTGTAATAAAACTCGAACTCGATGCTCGACAGGTACTCTTCCGTATTGAACTTCAACGCGGTGTTCCCGTTGTACTCGTAGTCCGTTTTAATGAAAACGGCTTGGATTTCCAAGCCGCACATATTTCCGTGAAAGTCTTGAAAGGCACGCTTTACCATTCTCGACAATTCTCTTGCTTTCTTGAACGTCCTGTCATGGCACACGAACTGCATCGTCTGCCTGACAAACCCCGTATCGCCTTGCAGAGCCGAATCGTAGTTGGCAAGCACGGGCGAGTAAACGATTGCCGGGAGTGGCGCGTCTTCGGGGATCATTATGGGGAATATCTTATTCCCCACACGTTCTCTTATCTGTTCGTTTTTGCTTAAATACGCATATATTGCTTGGCAGATGTCCGTCATAATTTTCTCCCCACCGCATTCGAGATTGCTTTCACGATCTCATCGTTTATCTTGTCGATGTTCCCGTCAACGGCATTTCGTAGAAACGGGTTGGCAGGTCTTCCCCTTGCACCGAGTTCTACGAATGTGCCGTATCGGAGCGATTTGTCATAGTCTACCGACACGGTCGCTTTGGTTTCCGTGGCTTTGCCTTCGTTGAGTTTCAGACTCGCTTTCAGCGTTCCTGTATCCACCGGACAGTTTTTCCTTGCATCGTCAAGCGCAATCTTGCCGCCCGCTTTTGCTCCCGTCATAAGCACCGATGACGCGGCATCTTCCATTGCTCGGATATCTTTCACGAGTTTGTCTGCGCCTTCCACTTTCGTTTTAACTTTCCGTTGCTTTGCGCTGTAACCCATCGTTCACGATCTCCTTGCAATTGAGTATTGTGCCTTTATGCCCCGTTTTATCGTCCGAAACTCCGATTATTTCGTATAACGAGTTTCCGTATCGGACTCGGTTCAGGACGGTCACGTTAGTCGTGTATCGGAGCGTTATCTTCACCACCGTTTCCGCTGAAACTTGTTGAGCCGTGTAATACTCCGTACCGCTCACAGGCTCGATTCTCGCCCACCTTATGTCCGTTGTCACCCATGTTCCTTCTTGCCCGCCGCAATCGTCTCTCTCCCACACGAAGGTCAGAATTTCCACCTTTCGGTTCAATCTTCCTATATCCATCAGAACCTCTCTTTCCTATAGGCGAACAGCATTCGCCTGACAAGGTCAAGGGTTTCGGATATGTCGATACCCGTCTTATCCTTTGAGATTTGCCTTTCTTCGTAAAGCGTGGCTACGACTATGAGCATTGCCTGCCGCACGGTTTCGGGAAGGGGCTCGATTTCCGCAAGCGGTCTTCGAAGCACGTCTTCCGTCAGTTCCCGCGCCGCTACTATAAGCGAGGCTATGAGATTTTCCTCGTCATCGCCGTCAACTCTCAAAAACTCTTTGGCTTCTTGAAGAGTAATCATACTCATACCTCCTTTTTGTTTTTGGTTTACGCGCCCCTCTTTGCAAGAGTGACGAACGGCGAAACGGTTGCACTGCCTTTGTAAGGAGTGAGCGGTTTCGTCCAGATCGGTTTGCCGTCAACCCTGTAGATGAAACGGAACACGTTTTCATCGTAAAGGAATCTGACGTGAATGGAACTTGCCGACTTAATGCCGCCCTTATCAATGAGAAGGTACTGACCGATATCCGCAAGGATAATGTCTCCGACTTCGCCTGCGGCGCTGCACTGTTCGATAGGTACGACAGGTCTGCCGAAGAGCGTGCCGTAGGGTTTCTCCGAAAGACCGCCTGCCGGAATATACACGGGTTTATCTCCGATTTTGAGTGTGTAAAGGTACGGTTCAAGTTCCTGATTGATGTACCATACAGCATTCGCTCTGGAACGAGACCGCAGTCTGTTCCACATCTTGATGAGGTTCTCCACAGTGATTGTATCCGTCTGGCTTGCTTCTTTTGCGACAGTCACGATTGCACCGCTGTTGAGAATACCGAGCGGTTCGCCCTCGCCGCTACCCGAAAGAATGGCATCGTCAATTTTGAACCCGAACTCTTCTGCGAATGCCTGACGAATAACGGCTTCGAGTGCCGCCGCGTCCTGCAAGAGTTCATCGGTCGCATAGCAAAGTCCCGTGAGTTTTTTAAGCGACAGTTCCATCTGTCTGAACTTGGGTTTGCTTGCGGTGATCTCGTCCGCTTCGCCTTCCCAGTAGGTCTGTACACCGCCCCAACGAGAGCCGTTTGCACGACTGTCTTCGTCAATGGCATTGATTTTCATTCCGTTTGCGTTGGTGCTGATAGGAATCTTTTTGACCTTGCTTGCGAGAATACCCGTTTCATAGGTTCTCTTCAAGAGTTCGGTCACAAAGTCCTGCTGAACAAGGAAACCGCCGTCCGAGGGAGTGGTTTCGTTAAGACCGCTTGCCGCTCTCGTGGAAAGTCTCTCGTCCACTTTACCGCCCGGCATTGCCGCTCTATATGCTGCCATGAGCTGTTCTCCGAAAGACGAAAATCTTTTTTCGGTGTCCTTGGCGGGAGTGGGTTTTACTTCGGGTTTCTCGGTCGAACGGTCTTCGGGTTCGATAGCGAGAAGTTTTTCCGCTCTGCCGATACTCTCATCCCACGCACGGATTTCCTCTTCGTACTTGTCGATGTCCTTCTGCTCTTCTTCGGAGAGGAAACGGTCTTCGGCTTCCGCCTTATTAAGTACCGCCATCGCTTTGAGTCTTGCGTCCTCTCTCTTTGCTTTCATTTCGAGAATTTTCTTCATATTCATCTGTTTTCCTCCGATTAAATGATTTTGAATTTTGCTTGCAGGTTCTTGAGTTTTTCCTGCTGTTTCGCCTTTTTAACTGCGTTTTCCGTTTCTTCCGCTACTTTACGTTGCTCGGTCTTATACACGTCATATTCTTGCATTGCACGAACACCGACATCGGTTGCCGTGTATGCCGGGAACGTTACGGGCGAGACGTCAAACAAGCGAACCTTTTTGAGTTCTCTCGTATCGATTCCGTCTTTGGATGACCACTCATCGTCTTCCACCACGAAACCGATTGACATCTGCGAAATGTCCCCACGGCGGATACTCGTGGTGATGTCCCTTGCCCAACTCGTATCCGGCGGAGTAATGCGGACACGGAGTCCTACATCGTCTTCTACGAGTTCAAGCGTTCCCGCTCTGTTTCTGCCGAGTACATAGTTTGGATCGTGATTGAACAAAGCGCGGATATCGTCTCTGCCGATGCTCTCCGCAAACGCGCCCTTTCTCACTTTCTCTTTGAACGGGAAAATGCCGCCCAAGGTTTCAGACCACGAATCGAAAACGGCGGCGTGTCCTTCGATACACGTTCCGCCGTCACTTTCGTTTATTCTTATTTCCTTTAGCGGGAGCATTCGGAGTTCCTTTTTGTTCGTCTTCTTCTCCATCGCTACCTCCTTCGTCTGGATTGTTTTGTTTGTTCTGCTGTCCAACCTGCGCAGACATCATCGAGCCGTTGACGAGATAATCGTCACCACCCTGTTCCGCCGGGACAAGGCTCATATCTTCGAGCCGCCTTATATCGTTGATAGACAACCACCCGTTTTGCCGTCCTATGGAATAGCCTTCCATTCGGGATTTGTAGTCACCGCGCAATAGTCCGTCCACGTTGAACTTGGCGAAATACAAAAGCCGTTCTTTCTCGTCAAGGAGTGAACGGCTTATCTCTTGCTCCCACCTTACAAGCCACGGCCGTATGGTGTGCTGAACAAACTCTATAGATTGGTGTTCTATGTTGGAAAAGGTTGCCCTTTCAAGGTCACCGACAAGGTGTGGCGGAACACGGAAGATACGGCATATCTCGTTCACTTGATACTTTCTCGTTTCCAAGAACTGCGCGTCTTCGGGTGCGATGCCTATAGTGTGGTATTTCATACCTTCTTCAAGCACCGCCACCTTATGGCTGTTCCGTGTTCCCTGATACACTTGATTCCAAGACTGTCGGAGTTTTTCGGGATCTTTGAGCGTGCCGGGGTGTTCCAACACACCGCCCGGTCTTGCTCCGTTACCGAAGAACTTCGCTCCGTACTCTTCCGTTGCCAAGGCGAGTCCAACCGCCTCTCTTGCTTGCGCTATGGGACTTAAGCCTTTAACTCCGTCTATGGACATCGCTTTGATGTGAAAGATTTGGTCTGGTCGGTAGACATATGTTTTGTTGGTTATTTCGTCCGAATAGGTGTACTTAATCTTGCCCGTGGTGCTGTCACGCTCCACTACCATTTGGTTCGGCTTTAAGTACCACAGTTCGGTCGTATGACCTTGTTTTCGAATGATTCTTGCGTATGCGTTACCCCACAAAAGAAGCGATGTCATCATCGTTTCCCTGAACTCGAAACTCGTCATCTCTTCGTTCGGGAACTCATAAAGGCAAGAAAAAAGCGGATGTTGCTCCGCCATTTCATTCTTACCGCCTTTTCCTTTCTTAAATAGGTGTAGCGGTAAACTCGCTATTGTCTCCGCCAAGATCTTCACGCAAGCATAAACGGCGGAAGTTTGCATCGCCCGCATTTCGTCCACATTGATGCCGCTGTTGCTGTTGCCGATAAAGTCGACATCTACACCCCTGATGAACTCTTGCATTTCCTTTGACGGTGCAGTTCGTTTCTCTTTTCTGGGAGCATCTCTGCTCCGCCCGAATATTCCCATTTTACCTCCATAAATGCCGAACACCGCCATGTCCGGCGGTGTCCTTGTTATGTTATTTTTTATGTTATACGATTGCAGTGTATCTCGGATAGGAGAACCCCTCGCTGTTGATTAGGATTTTGTAGTTTCTGTCCTTGCATTGGAGTGCTATCATGTGCCACACCCCGTTTTCCTCTACTCGCATAAGGTCTTTATTTTCCTGTACCCATTTGCAGTCTTCGAATAGGTCGTTCGCTACCTTATCGAACTCGGTTGCGGTCAGATGGATTGTTTTCTCCACTTTGACTTCCGCTTTCGGCATTTCCTTGCCGTGCATGTATTTGTATTCGGCTACCGCATCGTGCCAGTCCTTGATGTTCGCTACCTTTCTCACGATTGTTGCTTTCATCTCTGCCACCCCCTTATTTATTCGCTTTGGCAGCCTTTTTGCCGAGTTCGTATGCTTCTTCAAGCATTGCCTTTATGCTCCACACACTCATTTCGATGAAGTCTTCGCTGTCGCTGTTTCGGGTTTCGAGGTCACCTCTTGTTTCGATGCTGTATGAGTTCTTTTTTGCGATTTCGATGAGTTGTTTTTTCATTGTTTTGCTCCTTTGTTTTTGTACCTACAATATACCGTAAACAATCGAAAGAGCCCAGCGAAAATGCGTGAAAACACAAAGAATTAACAAACAAAATCAAACACCAAACCGCCCTGTCGGACGGTTGGATTTTTTGTCGTTTTCGGTCTTATTTCGTCTTTTTTAGCGGTTTGCTGTCGATAAGTGCCATTAGCGTATTGTCGATTGCCTTCCATTCGGCATTGCATATCAGCTCGGCGTATTGCCCTTGCATCTGGGCGCGATACATCTTTGCCTGATGCTTGGCGAACTCGTCTGCTATGATTTCGGGAGCGTGTTCAACATCGGCGAGTATCGTTGCTTTGAGTTCTTCGACCTTTGCATCGTACGCCTTGTTCTCTTCTTCGGTTGCGTGGGTGTGGAAGCCGTGACTGTAGTATTTGAGTGTTCTGAAGATGTCCTTTTGTTTTGCCATTGTTCTGCCCCCTTATGCCACCGTGATGTATCCGTTTTCGTCCATCGTGTATCCGAGTTTGATGCCGTTTCTTTTCGCGTAGTCGATAAGGACTTCGATTGCCGTTCTGTAGTCTTTGACCGCGTCCGTGTATTTCACTTTGTTGTAGTGGTTATGGTCTCTCACCAGTGCGTTGAGCTTGTTCTTGCAGTAGTTGCGGATTTCCTTTTTCGTTTCCATTTTTATGCTCCTTTCGGCTGTTGCCCTTGCTTTGTTTTTGTACCTACAATATACCGTAAACAACCGAAAGAGCCCAGCGAAAACGCGTGAAAACACAAAGAATTAACAAAGAAAATCAAGCCTTTTAATCGTAGATTTCGACACCGTCACGGATATGCTTGACCTGCACCGCCGGGCAGAGTTCTTTGTAGCGTCTGACAATGACATCGCAATACTTCGGTTCGAGCTCTATGGCACAGCATTTGCGGTTCAGTTGTTCCGCCGCCACCAAGGTCGAACCGCTACCGCCGAATGGTTCAAGCACGGTATCCCCTTCGTGGCTGCTGTTGTAGATGAGCTTAGCACAAAGGGTTATCGGCTTCATTGTCGGATGATCGGCGGACTTGGACGGCTTATTGTCGAGAATGACCGAAGTCGGTTGCTCGAACAATTTATCGATAAAGTCCACAAGGTCGGCTTTGCTCATTTTCCTTGCATTTAGCCTCACGTCTTCATAGACCGTTGAGAGCGTTCTGTCGTTGATGAAGTAATGCCCGGCACCCTCTTTCCATCCGTATAGGATAGGCTCGTGTATCCACTGATAGTCCTGTCTACCAAGTGTAAAATGGTTCTTGTACCACACAAGGGTTTGCGCATATTTGAAACCCGCGTTCACCATCGCCTTGATGAAGTTTACAGATTCTTTCGTGCTGTGGAACACATACACGGGTGCGCCCTTTTTCAAGTTCGCTTCCGCCGCCTTGTAAAAACTCAAAAGGAACTGGTAGAACTCGTCTTCAGAGAGATTGTCGTTTGCTATGTTTCTGTCTTTCCCGTTTATCGTTCCACCGTAGTCCACATTATACGGCGGATCGGTTACCATAACATCGGCATACTTGTCTTCCAAGACCTTTGCCACGTCTTCCTTTTGGGTGCAATCGCCACAAAGCAGTCGGTGCTGTCCGAGTATCCATAGATCGCCGCGTTTGGTCTTCGGTTCGGCAATCTCTTCTATTGCTGTTTCGGCATCGAAATCGTCTTCGTGGACGTTCTCCATACTGCCGCTACCAAACAGTTCCTGTGCTTCGGCAAGGTCAAAACCCGTGAGAGTGATATCATAACCGCTCCCGTCAAGGTCTTTCAAAAGGTTTGCCAACAGGTCGTTATCCCACTCGCCGCTGATTTTGTTCAGTGCGATGTTGAGTGCCTTTTCCTTCTTTTCGTCAAGGTCAACCACCACGCAATCGACTTCTTCGTAGCCAAGGTCTTTCATCACCTTTAATCTTTGGTGACCGCCGACAACCGTTCCCGTTCGCTTGTTCCATATAACGGGTTCGACATATCCGAACTCTTGAATACTTCGTTTGAGCTTCTCGTACTCGGCATCGCCCGGTCGCAAGTCCTTACGAGGATTGTACTCGGCGGCTTTGAGTTCGTCCACCTTTCTTCTCTCTATTTCCATTCATTCCTCCTGTTTTGGGTATGAAAAAACCGCACTCGGTTTGAGTACGGTTTTTGTTTTCTATTCTGTTGTTTACTCTTCGAAATAGCCTTGTTTCTGGCACATTTCGGTTATTGCTTCGGCATATATCGACCGAGAGTGCTTTTGCGGGTTGCTATTGGTGTTTTTCTTTTCTATGTAATAGTCCCGTAGCTCTCCCCAGTATCCGTTTTCATTCAACCAATCTATCTTGTCTGGCAACGTTTCAAAGCCGCCGCCTTGGTATTCCCAAGTATAAGTTTGATGATCCTTGTTGTATCGAATATACTGCTGTCTTCCACCACCGCAATTATTGACGATTGCAAAATCGCAACTATGAATGATCCTTGAGTTCGGCCTATCTTTCTTTTTTATCGTGAGTACGCGAGTGGAGTCTTCACAATAATCATAGCCATACTGCCTTGCTACCTTATCCAAAGCCTTTCGGATGATTGTTCGGATTTCCTTTGGTTCATAGTTTTCGTCATCATCGTTGACTTCAATGTTGACATCGAAATCGAAACCGATGTTTGACTTCCTATCATAGGTAATCATGTTCCTACTCGAACTACCTATAAAGGTGAATTGAAAAGTGAAATCGTCTCTTACAGCATCCTGTACTTCGTGGATAATGTCTAACAACTCCGCTTTTACCGGGGCCACTTCTTTTTTAGATACATAGCAAAAATCGTGCATACTATCTACCTCCCAAATTTATTATCCCAAGCCGCCCATTCGGTATCTATCGCACCAAATCGGACTATTATATCCAATCAAACCCTGATTGTCAAGATTTTATGCCACTATTTTTTGTGTTTTTCTTGGTACGATTCTTTCAATCTGTCTATCGCCATCTCCACACTCATTGTGTGATATGGGAAATAGGTTATCCGCATCGTTTTTGCGGGCGCTTGCTTGTAAATCTCTTTACTGCTTTCACCCGTATAATAATGCCATCTGCGATAAACATACCCCGTCCAATACATCGTTTCTCGGTCGTATATCTCTCCGCCCGTTTTCAACTTGTCTTTGAGCTCGTCAAGAATACGCTCCATAATGTACTCTTTGCCTGCCCATTGCATATGGTTGAATTCCGAGTCAAGGTCGCTCGCTATGTCTGACAGCATAAAAGCCTTTATAAAGGTTTCACTATCCAAACCTTTTTCGATAGACATCTCGAACAATTGCCCTTGCATATCCGAAAGTGCCGATTGTAAACTGTCGCTCATATCACTCACCTCTCAAGATTTCGTCGAAGAATTTTCCTTCTCTACGATATTTCAGCAGTATCTCTTCCGTAAGGTCTATTCCCTCTTGTCTTCTGACAATACTCTTATCTCGGAGTATTGCCAATTCAAGGGATGTCAATTCTTTCTTGTCTACGATTTCGAGTTGGTCGCACGCTTTTGCTGTTTTACAAACATACTGACGACCAAGGTCTAATGCCGAAAGGCTATGAATTAGTGCCACATCGGTTATTTCCTTTTCGAAAAAACTCTTCATCACTCGATACATACGATCGTTGGCGATGTAGCCGAGTATCACATCGTATCCGTCAGCCAACCTTTCGTACTTCTTGTAGATCTCACTCCCTTTTACTTCGTCCATATACCCGCGATAATAAGCAATCAGCATTGCCCATTCGAGGTTCATTTCGACTTTCAAGACTTTTAGTCCTGTTAGGTCGAGTTTCATCGTGTAAAGGATCGGTTTGTCTTCATCGCATATTAAGGTTAAAGGCTGTGCAGGGTCAGTACCGAGATAGAACCCTTTTCCGAAGTCGCACGACTCACGGCTTATCGGTTTGATCTTGCCAGTGATGCCTTTCTTTGAGCCGTGATAAACAATTAACCTGTTATCGTCCGCATCACGCTTTACCTGCTTTGCAATGTAGTCGAATAGGTCGATATTGTTCTTCTTACAAAACTCGAATAATTGCGTTTGCGCCATCTTATTCGGCTGCGTTTTCCCATTCTCCCACCGATTGATAGACAATGCCGTCGTTCCGAGAGCCTTTGCAAACTGCTCTTGGTTCATTCCTGCGCTTTGTCTTATGGCTTTTATAAGTTTATCCATAGCAATCACCTATCACTTGTTGTTTTCTATATTATATCAAATGATAGCCTAATTGTCAATAGTTTATTCCGCCATCGACTCGATTTGCGATATAATTTGCTTTGTTTTTCTCTTTTTTCGGCACTTCAATGAGAAATATTTTCTCACTTTCTTCTATTTGAATGAGAAAATGGCACTTTTTTCTGACTCCGAAGGTGTCATTTTTGCACTTTTTGCAGTCTCGCATAGTGCCAATTCTTATATCACGATAATTCCGCGTTCGTTATATACGCTATCGATCGAGCCTTCGTTTCGGATTGCTCGGTCAAGTGCCATAACGGTCGCAACCGCGCCGTCTATTCGTTCGGTAGACTTTTCTTTGTCCATCTTGATGTTTCCTGCCGGGTCGGTGCGGACATACACGTTATCCATCATCCATCGGAGCGGTACATTCCCGCCGTGCGCTATCTTCTGCTCCAACACAAGTTTCATCAGTTCTTTTGTCGGCGGACTCATGTCCTTAAAACCCTGACCGAACGGCACGACCGTGAACCCCATTCCTTCCAAGTTTTGCACCATCTGCACCGCTCCCCACCTGTCGAAAGCAATCTCTTTGATGTGGTATTTCGTGCCGAGGTCTTCGATGAAGTTCTCGATGTATCCGTAGTGGATGACGTTGCCTTCCGTGGCGATTACCTGTCCACGACCGAGCCAAGTATCGTATGGAACGTGGTCGCGTCTTACTCGCAAATCTATCGTATCTTCTGGTATCCAAAAGTACGGAAGAATGCTGTATTTATCGTCATCGGCTGTCGGTGGAAACACCAACACAAATGCCGTTATGTCGGTGCTTGACGAAAGGTCAAGTCCGCCGTAGCACTCTCTGCCGAGAAGTTTCTCCGCATTTACCGCAAAATCACATTTATCCCAAGCGTCCATCGGCATCCACCGCACGTTCTGTTTTACCCATTGATTGAGTCGCAGTTGTCTGAACAAGTTCTCTTCGGCGGGATTCTCTTTTGCCGAGTTGAATGCCGTTTTCAGTTTGTCTATATCGACCGTAACACCAAGAGACGGGTTGGCTTTATACCACACCTTTTCATCTCCCCAATCGTCATCGTCTTCCGCTCCGTATATGACCGGATAGAACGATTTGTCGTGCTTTCGTCCTTCTATGATGTCTTTGGCTTTGGAATGGACTTCCCAACATATCGAGTTACGATCCGTCCCGGCTGTCGTTATCAAAAAGAAAAGCGGTTGCTTTCGTGCGTCACCGGAGCCGTGTAGCATTACGTCGTATAATGCTCGGTTCGGCTGTGCGTGTAGCTCATCGAATATGACGCCGTGAACGTTGAGTCCGTGTTTGGTATAGGACTCTGCCGAAAGAACCTGATAGAACGAGTTAAGTGGCAAATACACGAGCCGCTTTTGCGAAATTATCGGCTTGATTCTCTTTTTTAGTGCCGGGCATTGCTCTACCATCTGACAAGCGACATCGAAAACAATCGACGCCTGTTGTCTGTCGGCTGCACATCCATATACTTCAGCACCCCACTCGCCGTCACCCGCAAGGAGATAAAGTGCGACAGCGGCGGCGAGTTCGGACTTGCCCTGTTTTTTCGGTATTTCGACATAGGCTGTATTGTATTGTCGGTATCCGTTTGGCTTTACGGTCCCGAATACGTCCGATATAATCTTGGTTTGCCACGGCAACAAGTCAAAGTTCTTGCCGTGCCATTCCCCTTTGGTGTGCTTGAGCATATTGATAAAAGTAATAGCCCTTTGTGCGAGGTCAGGGTTGAATAGTTCGCCATTTGGTTTTGTAATTATCTTACTCTCTGCCATTCAACCTCCATAAACTACAAGAAGAGAGACATTGCTATCTCTCTTCTCGAACACACAGTATGTTTTTTTTATAGTCTCTTTTTTCGCATTTCCGTGTCTTCCAAGGCTCCCTTTAAATATTGCGGATCGAGTCCGCAGTCGTGATACCCTTCTTCAATCGTCCTGTAGTACGATGCGTTGGGGTAATCGGGCAAGCCTCGGTTCATAATGTACACCATTGCGGTGACTTCCGTTCCGTCCGACATCGTCACTTGGATGTCTTCCTTTCGGTAAAGGTTCGGATACCCTTCGTATCTGTCGAGTGCTTTTTCGTCACTCGGCTGAATCTCCCATACTCCGATGGGTACTTCCTTGCCGATCTCTGGCTCTATTGTTGCCACACATCGGAATGTCAGTTGGTAGTCCTTTATCGTACCGATACCGAACACCTTGGCGGTCGGACACCTACGAGCCATTTGCCGTAGGTTCAGGTTGCTGCCGTAAGCCGCATAAAGTCTTTTTTCCATAGTTTTTATCTCCTTTTATTCCGTAGAGTGGCTTATCCAGCCACTCTGTTCGGTCTTCCGTTTCTGAAGGCGATGTCACCATCAAGGCTTTCGAGTAGAAACTGTCTTGCCGTTTTGAACTCATCGCCTATCATTCCCATACGGAGTAGCCAAGTCCGCATGGTGTATTTTTCGTTCGTGCTTGTAGTCTTCCTTGCGCTTGCCGCGTTTTGGGTCAGTGCTTGGTGACTGATTGCAAGGCACAGTTGGATGTAGGTTTTTATCTTACCTGCGTGGGTTGTTCCATTGAAGCATCTGAACTCTATGCCTTTGCCTTGCCATAGGCTATGCAGGTTGAGTGCATGGTAGCGGCTGCTATCGTAGTGAGTTGTTCTTCTCGATGCTCCGTTGTACCATAATCTTTCGATGCCCGATTCGGTTGTCGGTTTTCTGCGGTTCAGGGTTGCTACGAACCCCTCTTCCGTCTTCTTGCACCATCTCTCGGCACGGCTTCGGCTGACCGCCAAGGCTTTGAAGAGTATGTCTTCTTTCGCCGTCATAATGTTGACGAGATTGCGGAGCGTTTTTGCCGTGTGGTTTGTCGCATCGACATGCACGTGGATTCCGCAGCTTGCATTCGCTATCGCTCCGTTCTTGCGGAGCAGTCTCACGATCTCTTGTAGGGTTTCGATGTCATCCCATCCGAGTATCGGTGTTACGAGTTCACATTTGTATTCATCGCTCAAGCGGTTGTCGTTTTTGTCTCTTGCATCGATGCTACTGTCGTACATCGCCGTCCATTTCCTGCCGTTTCTATCGAGCGCCGAGTATTTATTGTACCCTGTGCCTTCATAGGTTGATGTTGTTCCGAAATAGTCGGCGATTAGCTTCGCCGCGTCTCTTCTCGTGATACCCGTGAGTTCGATTTCGACTCCGAATCTTTGTGTTTTCATACTGTGTGTTCTCCTTTTTTGGTGTGCTTTCCGCACCCCTGTTTTGTAACACAACAATACCGTAAAGATTTGAAAGAGCCCAGCGAAAACGCGCCGAAACACAAAGAATTAACAAAGATTTTTGTGGCTATTTTTTGGTGTTCAAAACGCTCCGTCAAGGTCGATAAGGTCTACCGTTTTGCGGATTTCGGCAAGCGCCGCCGTGTAACTTCCGCAGTTTTGCACCCTCTCCCACATATCGTTGTAGTCGCTAATTCTCCGCTCGTGGCGAAGCACATCTCTTGTCTTGCCGAGTATGAAGTAGATGTTCCCTTCGGACCCTCGGCTATGGAATTCTATTCTTGGCTTGCTCATCGTAGCCACCTCCTATCAAGTCAAACAAAATACCGTAAAGGCGATTGAAAGTCCAGTATAAATTTCGTTAATTTTGAAACTTTTCTCGCATTTTTCGAATTCGCCTTGAAACCTGTGCTTGACTCATTCCGAGTTCTCTTCCAATCTCGATTTGTCGCTTTCCTTGCTTCAATTCGTTAATGATTTTCTTATCGATAGGGGCCTGCTTTTCTTCAAAGTCTTCGAGCATAATTCGCGTGATGATTTCATCTTCGCTTTGGCTTTCGTCTTCTATGACGTCGGCAAGAGTAAGTACGCTGTCTTCGGCGTCCCTGCCTATTACCATGTTTAGTGATACTTCGTGCGGATAGTGTTTGCTCGTTTTTCGGATAAACATCAGCATTGCGTTCCGTATGCACATAGCCGCGTATGTACTGAATCGGACACCCCTGCTTTCGTCAAAGGTGTCCGCCGCCTTGCATAGTCCGAGCATTCCCTCGGAGATGATGTCTTCCTTGTAGTTTTCTTTTATGGGACCATCACCGATTTTTCCGTACATATGGTAGACGAGTAGCATATTGTCCGTGATAAGCTTATCCCTTGCTGACGGCATCGTTTAGTTCCTCCGCTTTATCTACGAGTTCCCAAGCAAGGAAGTCTTTTCCGAAATGTCCGCCTACTGCCGTCTGTGCATACACGGGTTTCTTAAGGTCAAGTTTTTCAATCGTTCCCGACACTGAAAAGTCAAATACCTTTTCGATTGCTTTCTTGATGAGAACTTCGCTGACCGTTCCCGTGTAAAAGGTATTGACGTCAACGCTGGTCGGTTTAGGAACACCGATAGCATAAGAGAGCACGACTTCGCACTTCTCTGCAAGGTTAGATGCAACGACGTTCTTTGCAATGTATCTTGCAAGATATGCACCGCTTCGATCTACCTTACTTGCGTCCTTACCGCTCATCGCTCCACCGCCGTTATGAGCGATTCCGCCGTAGGTATCCACCATAAGTTTTCGCCCGGTCAGTCCCGTATCTGCAACGAACCCGCCGATTACGAATCGACCTGATGGATTGATAAGGATTTCGGTTTTGGAAATGTCGTACTCCGCAAAAACGGGAGCAATAACCTTTTCCCTAATCTCTGCCGTCAGTTCATCGAGCGTCTTATCTTCTCGGTGCTGTGCCGACACAACGATGGACACGATTCGAGAGAACCTGTCTCCGTCATATTCAACCGACACCTGACTCTTTCCATCGGGCAAAAGTCCCGCTATAACACCATTAACGCGAAATTCGGTGAGCCTATCGGTCAATCGGTGAGCGAGTTCCACCGGGAGTGGCATATAATTTAAGGTTTCGCTTGACGCATAGCCGTAGACGATGCCTTGGTCTCCTGCACCCTGTTCTTTCTTGCCGACTGCCCCCGCGATGTCCGCACTCTGCTCGTGAATACGGACTTCGTATTCAATGTTGTTCGCATCGTAGCCGACTTCGGCAATAACACACCTTGCAATGTACTCGTAGTCGACTTTCGCCTTGGTCGTAATCTCCCCGGCAATAAAGCATTTGTTATGGGCAAGCAATACTTCGCAAGCCACTCTGCTGTCTTCGTCCTGTTCCAGACATACATCGAGAATGCTGTCCGCAATAAGGTCTGCAAGTTTGTCGGGGTGACCGCAAGTCACCGACTCTGCCGTGTAGATATGTTTAATCATTTTCGTTCTCCTCTGATAAAAATAAAGCCTTGAAGATTGACTCCAAGACTTGAACCACTATTCCGTTGCCCGCTTGCCTGTATTGCTGCGTTCCGCTTATCTTTGCCGCAACGATTTTGTCTATCTGTTCGTCTTTCCACCCCATAAGGCGAAGACACTCTCTCGGTGTGAGCTTGCGGATTCTTACATTCTCGGTGATCACCGCGTTTCCGTCACCGCAAGTCAAGGTATGCGCTACTCCGTTACCCACTCGACCGCGCTTGGTCTTGCTGCCGGGATATGTAATGTTGACATAATCGCCGGGTTTGGCTTCTTCGTAGCCCTGCTTGGTTGCTACATTAACCTTGACGGGAGTTTCGAGTTTTAACACAGCAGAACTTCCAGAGGGAGAGCTGCATTGCCCCGTAAGAGTAGGTGCAACATCCTTTATCTCGGTCTTGTTGTATGCCACGAACATCTCTGGGACATACCCTTTTTCTTCAATAAATTCGTTATATCTTCGGCTTACATAGTCCTGTTTGTCTTCTTCAATCACGAGATTGTCCTTTTGAACCGTAGTCAAAGCATTGCAAAGACCTTTTTCGTTGATTTCAAGTCTCTGTTCGGTCGGCACTCCCGCCGTTCTGTCGGACGGATCTTCGGGGTTTCTTCCACGCATTACTCCAACAACGGGAAGAATTGCTGTCTTGAACCCTTCCGGTCGAGTAGTAAGAGTCGGACACACTCCGCTCTTGTTCACTTTTTTATTGAACGCGTCTATCGTATCACCCACTTTGCACTCGTTCTCTTTCAGCGTTTCAAATGCTTGCTTATAAAAGCGTTCTTTCGGCTCAGCCGTGTCGATAATGATAGGTGTTTGACCGCCGCCTTTGCCCATCGCCTCAGTGAGCGTTGGACTGATGCCGTCCGTTCTCGGTGTTTGGTGCTTTTGAAGTCCGCCAAGCACGAAGTCTTCGGCTATTTTCAGTTCGGTATTGCCGCCCTGCTGACAATGCACGGTCGGAGCGATACCGTCAGGTTCATACACACGCTTGCTGATATCATGCATCTTGTCCCACTTACCGCCTACCACTTCTCCGACCTGAACGCATTGCGGTCCGCGCCAATCTCTTGCAAGAAGTGTATTTGCGAGCCCGTCACCGGGGCGAATACTGTCTCTTCGGCTGTTAAATGTCGAACGAAGTATGCTTCGTATCGTGCTTTCCTTGAGATAGAACCTTTCATCGACTGTTTCATCAATCATATCTCGCAAACGAATAGTCAATTCTTTGGGTTTTGGAAAAACAAAGGGTTCGTGTTTGCCACTGATAGATACGCAAAAAACACGTTCTCGGTTCTGCGGAATGCCGTAGTCCTTGGCATTCAACACTTTCCAATAGTTTGTGTAGCCGAGTTCGGCGAGAAAATCGAGCCATTTATCGAAGTCCGCCTTGAACTTCTTGCTGACAAGGTTCTTGACGTTCTCAAGCAATAGGTATTTCGGGAGTGTTCCCTTTTCCGATGCAACACGCAATAATCGCTCGACTTCAAACAGCAAGCCGCTGCGAGTTCCTTCCTTAATGCCCGCACCCTTGCCTGCGACCGATATGTCTTGGCACGGAAACGAATATGTCCAAAGGTCAGCGTCCGGGAGTTCTTCTATCTTGCGGATATCTCCGAGATTGTTGGCTATGCCGTGCATTGCTTCGTAACTTTGAATTGCGTATTTATCTATCTCGCTTATCGCCACGACTTTATGTGCAATGCCGATATTCGTTAATGCCTGCGTTTGCGAACCGATACCTGCGAACAGTTCAATTAGTCGCAACGGATTTTCGGTTGTGTATTCCGTCATGCTTTACCCCCTAATAGTTTTTCCATAATGTCATCGTTGGGGTTTGTTTCGTCCCACTTCGACAGTTTGCTTTCTCGTACCACGATGTAGATTTTGCTCCACACTTCGTTGGTTTGTTTGAGATACTGTTGTGCCATACCCACGAACGGGGACGGCATCGGCTTGCCGTTCTGGTCTTTTACGAGCAGTCCGTGCTTGGTGTTCATATCTTCGCATTCAAGCCATCTCGCTTTGCAAAATGCGTACTCTTCCAAGTTGTACGGCAGTATTCCCTGCGTACACCCGATGCTTTTCAGCCATGCGTACACGGTCTTGTATATCTCTTTTGCTTTGGCTGATAAATAAGAAGGCGGTTCGCTCGGTAGTTCCAATCCGTTGTCGGTTGTGAAGTTCACGACTTCTATCGGACGCTTGCCGGGATTGCCTTCCAGTATCTTTTGCGTGACCGCTTTCTTCGGTCTTCCCGCGCCCGGTCTTGCTCCACCGCTTGCCATACTGCCTCCCTTTTGAATTTTTGATTTTTGCTCTGTTTTTTTGATTGTTTTGATTTCCCGCGAAATCAAAAAGGACGGCTCGCCGTCCTTCAATACTTCGTATTGGTTTTGATTTCTTTGATTTTTCCGTTTGATTTTTGATTTCGCGTTTTTTCGCGTTGGACTGCGGCCCCGCTCTTGGGGTGGAAATCGCCAGATTTTCGACCTCCCCCTCCCCGGCGGTCAGTCGTACTCTCTCGGCTTCGGTTTCCACCTTGAGCCTTCCTGTGCGCTCTTGCGTGAGTGACACGACCAACACAGGCTTTGCAGGTTGCTCGGAGCGAACCGCTCTCCGCCTTGCTTGATGGGAACGATATGGTCTACCATTGTCGCTCTCGTTCTTTTACCCGCTTTCAAACACTCCGCACAAAACGGGTGCTGATTGAGGTGCTGCTTTCTCGCGTGCAACCATTCGGGTGTCTTATAAAAGTTCTTCGTGAAGTTATCTCGTCCGTACTCGTTGTATTGCTTGTCTACGAGCCTCTTGTGTTCTTCACAGTATTGCCCGTCCACGAGCTTGGGACAGCCGGGATAACTACATGGTCGTTTTGGTTTTCTTGGCATATTTATCTCCTGCCTACACTCTTATTATATCTGCCGTTTGTCGCGTTTTGGCGGTTTTTGGCTCGGTCGTGTCGCTATTTATAACTCGGCTAAACAGTCGCTTATAATGGCTATCGCTTTATCCCTTCTTCTGGCGATTGCGTCGCGTCCCAAGAAGAACCGCTTGCTCATCTCTCGCAAGGACATCTTTTGCAGATAATACTTGCGAATAATCTCGTCCAGTCCGTTAGGAAGTCCTGCAATACAGTCTTCAATCGCCGTGATACATACGAGTGTCCTATCCTCGGTCAAGCCTTGTTTTTTCTTGTATTCCGCTATGGCTTTCTTGGCCGTATAGTTCTCCAAGTATTCCTTGATTTCAGTCGTTGTCATTGCAGTAGTCCTCCATTTCCTTTCGTCTTTTTTCTTCTCTTACGCGCTCGTCCCAAACCCAATCGCCGTTTTCTTTGGGGTCGATCTTGCTTTTTAGCCAACTTCGTATCTGTCCGCAGTCTTCCAAGTTTTCGTTTCAATCGTCTTCGGAACAGACTCCGCACAAATCCCACACTTGCATCGTTCCGAACTTTTGCCCCTTATAAAAGAACAGCAAAAGCATTTTATCGGCGGTTTCGTCATAGTACTTCCACTTGTAGTAATATCCCCAAAGTGTTCGACCGCCGTCATATCGGGTTTCTATGTAATTTTCGCAAGCCTCTTTTATGTCGGCTTTCGGCATCGGCAGTCCGAGTATTACCTCGTAATCGAATTCCGCCTCTTCCGTTATCACCACTTTGTTGATGTCTGCCATACTACTCCTTTTCAAACGCTTGAATTATCGCTTTTACCTCGCCTACGCTTTTTACGACTACCGCATATCCGCCCGCTTTCAATATTTGCCGAATCGTTTGCTGTTGCAGTGCCGTTGCCGTGTTTTTACCTACCTTGCATTCCAGACCTATAAATCTGCCCTTATAACAGACAATCAAATCCGGAATGCCCGCCGTTCCGTACATCCCGCCGTGTTCCTTCCAAAAGAACAAGTTTGGAACTGTCTTCAAATAATTGCTTATCGCTTTTATCAGGTCGCTTTCCTTCACTTTTTTCGCTCCTATATAAAACTACCTGTCACAACCGTCACACCTGTCACTAAATGACACTTTACCAGTGTGACAGTAACCCCTCTATTAGACATCTCGTTTTTGTGACGGATGTGACGGTTGTGACGGAGTGACAGTAGTGACGGATAGTGTTGTATGAGAACTGTTTTCCTGTCACTTGCTGTCACTTTGCAATCATTACCCGTCATTCTTATCAGGTCGAAATCGACCAGTTTAGCCGTATTAGTCTTCCGATTCATCGAATATCGCCCGTTGATATGTCGGTTTATAAGCCTGTCTTTTACCGAAATAATGTACTCTGCTCGAACCGCTCCGTTTCATCGAGTGTTCGATGCCGTCATAGTAGAGCTGCGTTTCAATGCTCGTTATCTCTTTGCCGAGTGCCGCCGTTGAGTAAATGCACGGACTTCCCGTCACATCGTACACAGCCTTGATTAAGTCGGTTGCAGTGCCTTTCCAACCCATCGGATACTGTTTTAAGAGGTCTTTGACCGTTTTCACGATAGGATTGTTCTCGTACTCGCGCTTTTTGCGTTTCCTCTCTTCTTCCTCCGCAGTTCCGACCATTTCCCATTGATACTTCGTTTCATCGAAATGCACCACGACGTCTTGCTGCCGAATATCTCGTCCCGTCATAAACAGCACGGCATTTTCGTCTTGCCGCTTTTTCTTGTAGATGATGAATATCGTGTCGCATACGCCCATAATACCATTCGAGCCCGAAATCATATTGAATACGTCATTTTCGTCCGCCATCTTTCGCAAATGGTGAATGAGAAAAATGCAGATACGTTTGTTGTCGGCATACTCCTTCAATGCTCCGAGTTCTCGATAATCCGTTGCGTAGGCGATTTCGTCTTTCTTTGCCGAACCCCTGACCTTTTGCAAGGTGTCGATGATAATCAGTTTTATGTCCGGGTGTTCTTCGAACTCTTCGTCCAACTGCTTGATAAGACCGCCGTCCAAACCATTCGCCTTGATGGACAAGTAGAAATTGCTCGGTGCTTTCCCGCCGTCAAGCACTTTGTTGAGTCGGTCTTTCAGACGGAAAATACCGTCTTCGAGAGCGAGATACAGACACCCTGCCTGATTGCTTGCATAGTCCAAGAACTCTTTTCCACGGCTTATCGCCAAGCACATCTGCATCGCCATCCAAGACTTTCCGACCTTGGACGAAGCACACAATATCGCCAAGCCTTGCGGCAATACATCCGGGATCAACCACTCTGGCGGGTCAATTTTTGCCGTTTGCAGGTCGCTTGCCGCTACGCTCGCCACACCGCGTTTATAGACTTTCCGAACTTCCCGCTTTGCCGATGCCACCGCTACTTTTAGTTCTTCGGGGTTAGACATCAAGAGTTCGTTAGGGTCTTTCTTGCTCCCTGCAACGTTGAATACTATGTATGGAATCTTCGCCGCTTGGAGTTCTTTTTCAAGTGATGCAGACGCCTTTTGCCCCGGCTCGTCAAGCGGAGCGTTCGGCTTTTTCGCCTTAACTTCCTTGACAAGCTTGTTTGCACCGCCGACACCGCAGAGCGACACCGAGACGCCGCCGCATTGCATAATAGACAAGGCACAGAGCGGACTCTCCACGATAAAGACAGGTTCTTTGCTCGTCCCCCACAACGCTTTGCGATTGAACAGCGGCTCCGCACCCGCCTCTTCGTTTGTCGGTTTATAGAACTTTTTGTCGGATATACTCCGCGTTTGGTAGTATCGTAGTTCCGATGAGTACGGCAACACGATTGCGTTTCTCTTTACGTCATAGCCAAGGCAATATTTCTTCACCGTTTCTTTGGTCAGACCGCGCTTTTGAAAATAGTCGGTCTTGTCCGCGTCTCTGATGCACGCTTTCAGGTAGTCTTTTATGCTCGTCCGCTTGGAGCAATCGTCCACATCGATATGGAACATCTCGGCAAGAAGTTTCGCCGCCTCTAACGGCTCTACTTCTTTTATCTTTGACGCGAAGGTTATGACATCACCCGTTTCTCCGCAGCCAAAGCAAGTGAAGATATTGTTCTTGCGGTCAATCGAAAACGACGGAGTTTTTTCCCTATGAAACGGACACAGGCCTTTATCTCTGCTATTCAATTTGATGCCGAACGCTTCGACAGCATCGGCTATTTTAACTTGGTCTTTGACCTTCTCGAAAATGTCCGTCATCGTTCCTCCGTTTTGGGTTTCCGGGCGGCGGACTTTTACCGCCACCCGTTGCCCGTTTGTTTTTATTCTTCGTCAAGCGCCGTAACTTTGGTTGCCATTGCCTTGACCTGTTCTGCCAAAGGAAGTACATTTTTGAGTTCTTCCTCGGTCAAGTTTCGGTCGACTGCAAACACCGCCTGCGAGTAGTTGATACCGCCGCTGTTCTGTGCCTTTTTCAGCGTGAACTTGGTGACCACGCTCACCGTTTTCTTTCCTTTGGAAAGAAGTCGCATCACATACTTGCTAAACTCGGCAAGACTGCCCGTGGGGAGCGAGAGAATAATCGGCAGAGCCTCGCCTTCACGAAGAAGGTAGATTCTTCTCTTCTGCTTGCACGCTTTTGACCCGTTCTTGCCACTGCCGAATTTATTGAACTCACAGTCGGCGCACTGCCTGATTTCCCCGCTTTCCGCTTCGATACCAACGCGTCCGTCCATTGATCCACAGTCAGGCGGATTGTTCCCGCCCGTGTACTCTTCCTTGTAGTAGCACGAGATGGGATGGTGATAGAGAATCACCGCTTTGAACTCTTTCGCCGAGTCGGGACTTTCGGGATCGTCACCCGGTACTTCGTAGGCAAGACCTCCGCCTGCCGGGATTTTGATTCTCTCGAATGCGGGAGTCAGTCCGTCAAGCTCTTCTGCGAAGATCTCGCCAAGGTCTGCGCTCGCTCCGTAAGTAAGTGCCGTGTCTTCTTTCTTTACGATTTCGTTTGCCATTGTTGTTTCGTCTCCTTAAATTAATATTTTTTCGATTTGACAACGCGGATACTGTTCTTCTCCGCGATTTTTATGAGCCCATCCAACCATTCCGGGAGTATGCCCTCGTTCGCCGCAATGAGTTCCTTGACCGTCGCCGAAAGGGTTTGGCTGTTGATAGTGAACAAATCTTCGAAGCCGTTTTTCTTCATGACTTCCCATAGTTCGCCTTTCCTTTCGGGTTCTGGTGCCGGGTACTCTTGCGTGACGAGCGAGAACGTCGTTCCGTTACGATTGAACGAAGTCAACTCTTCCGTGGTCATCAAGTCGATCATTTCGGTTGTTACACCGTCAATCTCTTCGTTGATGCCCTTGACCTCTCTTTCGAGGTCGCTCTTTTGCGTCCGCAGTTCTTTGAGTCTGTCGGACAGTTCCAGTAGTTTCGTATTCATCTGATACCTCCTGTTTTGTTTGATTGCTTTTTCAAGCGGAATACCTTTCTTCAATCGAGACGCGACCGTGCTGCGAGATACCCCGTATATCCTGCAAATTTCCGCAAGCGTGAACACTTTCCCGTACATCACATATCGCTTCGTTCGGCTCGTGTTGCTGTTCTGCCTGTGTTTAGGTATCCATTTACAGTTATTCGGGCAATAATCTCCGCCGTTGTCGATACGTTCTATCGTCAGACCGTCTTTGTATCCGTGCGACATTGCCCAGTAGAAGAACGTCTCAAAATCTTCCCATTCGGCACACACGCACACGCCCTTTGCGCCGTAATACTTGAAGTCTTTGCTCTTCGGATTAGCACATCGCTGTTTCATATTCGCCCATATTCGATGCAGTCGCAATTCTCCGTTCGGCATCGCTTTTTGCATCTTGCGGTAACATCCGCACGACATCGTGTGTCCGTTGACAAGGTCCGTTCCCCGTACTATCGCCGTTCCGCCACACTCGCACTTGCACGCCCACATCAAAGCCGTGTTCTTCCCGTGCGGTGGCAATGGCTCTAACGCCGTAAGCCTACCGAACTGTCTTCCCGTCAAATCCTTAAACTTTCCCATGCAGTAACGTCCTCCAGTTATCTACCATCAGTTTCGCAATATCGCCTTTGTGCTTTAATGCGTTCATTATCTTTTCATCCACCGTGTTCTTTGCCACGAGATGAATGTATAGACACTTTTCTTTCTGTCCGATTCGGTGAATTCTTGCTCGGCTCTGCTCATAGTTCGCATAGGAGAAGTCCAACGAATAGAACACCGCCACACTTGCCGCCGTCAACGTTAGCCCCATTCCCGTGGTTTGCAGTTGCCCTACGAACACTTTTACATCCGGGTTCTCTTGGAAGTCTTTCACTTGCTCCGCTCTGTCCTTCGTTGCGCCGTAAATCAACCTATAGCCCAACTTTTTCTTTTCAAGCATTGCTTTTATGGCTTCGATTTCCGGGACGAACCGTGCGAACACAACTACCTTTTTGTCTTCTTCCACGCAGCTGTCGATGATGTCTTCAAGAGCCTCTATCTTTGCCGTACTTACGGTCTGCGGCTTGGCGGTTGCATCGTCACGGATAAACCCGCCCGTACATTGTGACAGTCTTAAAAGCTGCGTCAGAATGTTCCTTGCCGTCACTTCCGCGTCGGCGGAGAGCTGCGCGTAGCACTCTTGCTCTATCATCCGATACACCGCTTCGGCTTTCGGTTCGAGTTTTATCGTCCTCACTTCGTCTATGAACGGCGGCAAGTCGACTGCGTCCTGTATCTTGATTCGGAACGCTATCTTATGTACCTTTTCCACGAGTTCCGGGAGATGATTGTACCCTACGATTTGGTGGTTCTGATAACCGCCCATCACGGCATAGCGGTTGCGGAATAAGTAGTAGGACGGTCCGAGTATCTCTTCGTCCAAGAACTTATACTGCGAGAAGAAGTCCAGCGGATTGTTCGTGACGGGAGTTCCCGTGAGTATGACATTGAACTTGGTCTTCTTGCCGAGTTTATGCAGTGCCTTGGACTGCGCCGTGATCGGGTTCTTAATCTTGGACGATTCATCACACACGATCATGTCGGGATTCCACTTTCCTATCTCCGTTTCGAGCCGCCAAGCCGATTCGTAGTTCACGACTATGACCTGCAATGCCGAGCCGTTCATATACCCGAACGCTGCTTTCTTCTTTGCTATCGAGCCGTCCAAAATAGTCAGCGCATACCGATAATCCGCAAACTTTTGGAACTCTTCTTCCCACACACCGACTATGGACTTCGGTGACACAACAAGCACTTTACCGATACGCTTTTGACTGTTTAACGCACCTATTAGCGCAATAGTCGTGATTGTCTTGCCCGTTCCCATATCCATTAGGAACGCTACCGCCTTACCCGTATCGAACTGTTTTAACGCGAAGTTGTATGCCTTTACTTGGTGGCTGTAAAGACTGCCCTTAATCGGCGGTTTTATGGTCGGTTCGGCATTTCCTTTGGTGTCCGTAGTATCTGCCGTCAAAGCCTGTAATTCTTCGTCAAGCGTTGCTCCGAGCAGTCCGAGCGTTGCCACATTTTCTTTCGTGAGTGGGACTACCCAACACTTATCGTCCGCATCGTAGAACCTGTCCTGCATATCCTTGATGCTCCCTCGATATGCGAATGAATCGTAGATGCGTATGGTTTCGTTAGATCGGACAGCGTACATTCATTCCCTCCCAGTCGATAACCTTGACCATCTTCTCCGCGCCGAATGCGTTCATCATTCGTTCGCTTTGCTCGTAACTGAACGGAAGACCGCCGAGCAGTATTGCCGCAAGTTCCGCTCTGTTGATTTCGAACTCGATGCAGAACAGCGACAGACTTCCGCATTCGTCCTTTACCATTCGGATGAATTTCTTTGTATTTACTTTCACTTATTACCTCTCTTCGGCTCTTTGAATGTCTTGAGAATGCCTTTCATCATTTCCAAGTCTTCTCCCGTGAGCCCTTCTGCGATTCTTTCAAGAAACTCGGATTGTTTTTGGGAGAAATACTTTTTCCCCAGTCGGTATCCATCGGCTATGTAAACGCCACCACCATGTCCTTGCACCGTGTACACCGGGTAAGATAAGGAAAGCGTCAGAATGTCTTGGCGAATCGTCCATTCCGTCACGCCGAACTCGAACGCCAAGTTTGCCACTTGTTCGCGTCTTCTCTCGCATAAGGCTTCTAATATCGCCATGCGTCGTTCATTCGCTTTCACTTATCTCACCTCCTTTGCTCTTGATGGCTGTATTCTAAAGGTCAAACCGTTGGGGTTTTCTACGGTTTGAAAATAAAATTTCAATTTTTTTGAATTTGTTTTGGGGAAAATAAAAAGGCCACCGACTAACTACTCTCCTATTCGGATTTCGTTAATCGGTGGCCTCTCAATACTGGTTTAACCTACCGCTTTAATGCTGATTTGATGTCTTGGTTTTACAGTGTCCCTGTTTCAGACCGACCAAGTTCCTTTCGCAAGTTTATTTAGTTAGAGCGTAACAGTTCTTGCCCTTGTGGTGCGAACACATCTACTTGGACGTGACGCCTGCTGATTGGCTTTGATACAGTTACCGTGCCGCAATGCGGACACTTTATTCGCGTAAGACCGTCTTCGCCTTGAAAGCCGACAATGATATTGCGGCAATTCAGGCACACCCATTTTATAGGGACATCGCCATCTTTAAAGTGCATAGTTGTTAGATTGCCTCCTTTCTCCCTGTGATACCTCGGTTTCGTATTTTTTCTACTGCTTTTGTGCGGTTGGGACTTCCTACACAGAAGTAGAAAAGCCGTTGTATCTTCTGTTATTATCTCACTCGGCAAAACGGGGCGGATTTGCCAAGATCAATGATTATTTATGAGTGCGACAAGCGTTCGGCTATCGTATATCGGTATCCGTTTCGGCTTTTTGAAACGCAGAATCTCTATTTCACTTCCGCATTTGTCGCAGACGAATCGTCCCTCGGTTTCTTCGAGGTACATATCCTTGTTTAGTTTCCCGCATACGGGACATTTTGCATCATACAGCATTCTCTTCACGCTCCATTTGCGCTTGGATTTCCAAACCTTTATCGCTGACGTGGATGAGTTCCGTGAAGTTTCCGTTCTTATAGAACTTCCACTCGCTCTCGGATTCACACCTTGGACAGGTTGTTTTGGCTGTTTTTCTGTATTCAAACTCTATATTTAACTTTTGACCGCATATTCCGCAGTACTTCTCTGTTTGCATTTTTGCTCCTCTCGGCTTGGCTACACCAAGTCCCTATCTACGCCATAGATATCGTCAAAGTACACCTTGCCGTTCCCTATGACTATGTACTTGAAAATCGTGTTGATTTCCTTCACGGCTCCTATGACCTTTACATAGTAACCGTCTTCGTAGCAAGTGAGTGCGATTCTGTCCCCTCTTTGAACTTTCGACAATTTATCCGATATTTCGCTATCCAGTTCTTCGGAGTGGTCTCCACGCTCTACCTTGCCGAGGTCGTATTCCTTTTTCGCAAGAGCTTCTCGCAGTCCGTTTAACGCATCGAATGGTGCAAACTGCTTGGCTCTGTCTTGTCTATTCATCATTGCCGCTGTTATGTCCTCCGATGAGTTTATTTCGCATAATAAGAGTTGCACCCTCTTGCAAGTCCGATGCCATTAGCAAGGCATTCTTCCCGAACTTCGACTGTAGCTCAAGTGTTGCTCTGGCAAGACGCTTTTGTCGTTCGACTTCTTCCCAGTCCGTGAAAAGGTCATACCCTTCACACCCTTCATCGCATATTCCGTCAAAGCCGATACTTACCCTGCGTATCAATGAGTTCCTGTCCGTTGTTTGTTCGAACACCCCCATTGCGCTCGGCATTATCTTTTTCGGGAGATTCGTGGATGCTCCGATCTTCACTCTTCCACCTGTCGGCGCGTGACAGTCCTTGGAGTATCCAATGGTGACTGTGACATGGCTTGCGATTACTTTTCGCCGCATCAGTTCCAAGCAACCGCTCCGCACCATCTCTTCAACGACAATCTTTGCATTGTCGAAAGTGTAGTCCGAAAACAGCACCTGCGATGACGATACCGACTTGCTCTTGCTTTTGTAATTCTTGATGTCGGACATTAGGCAGGACTCTCTTCCCCATGAATGGTCTATAAGCAGTTCGGCATTGATTCCGAAATCCTTATAGAGTATCTCCGAGGGATAGTTTGCGATTCCCGCCATATCCACAATTCCGCGCCGTTCAAGTCTACGGACCGTTCCCGTGGAAATTCCCCAAAAGTCGGTCAGCGGTCTGTGATGCCACAGCGTTTCTCGGAAGAGTTCTTCGTTCAGGTAGCCCATATGGTCTGGGACTTTCTTTGCCGTGATGTCAAGAGCGATTTTGGCAAGATATAGGTTTGTTCCTATCCCCGCCGTTGCCGGGATATGCAGTTTCTCCGCTATCTCGTCTATCAGCATCTTGGCGAACTCTTTGGGTGTTTTGTGGTACATCGGCAGGTAGTCAGTCGCGTCAATAAACGACTCGTCAATCGAGTACACGTGAATGTCTTGCTTATCAATGTATTGCAAATAAATTCCGTATATCTCGGCTGCGTAGTCGATGTATTTTTGCATACGTGGCATCGCCGTTATGTACTGAATGCCCTTCGGTATCTCGTACCGTCTACACCTGTTTCGGACACCCAAAGACTTCATTTTCGGTGTTATAGCCAGACATATCGTTCCGTTACCTCGGCTTTCGTCTGCGACAATGAGATTGGTTTCGAAAGGGTTCAAACCTCTCTCCGCACACTCAACCGATGCAAAAAACGACTTCATGTCGATGCAGAAGTAGGTGCGCTCTTTCATAGAATTACAAGTCCTTGATTACCTTAATAGCAACACCTTGTATCATGCACTCGTCTACGATGATGTCCTTCATCCGTTTGTTCTCCGGGTGCAAAATAATTCTTCTGTTTGCCGGGTCTGGGCGATAGCGTTTCAGCGTTACTTCGTTGTCCACAAGTGCAACTACGATGTCGTTGTACTCTGCACTCTCCTGCTGTTTCACAAGCACAAGGTCTCCGTCATTGATGCCAACGTCAATCATTGAGTTCCCGCATGCCGTGAGCAAGAAACACTTTTTTGCGTTTCCAACAAACGATGCCGGGAGTCTGACATATCCGTCTATGCACTCATACTCTTCTGCAAGCGGACCACACGGAACATATCCAAGCTTCGGCACTGCCACCACCGATGTTTCGGTGGCTCTTGTGACGTCCGTTTGGTATCCGTTATCCGTGAATTCCAAGAGTCCTTGCTCTTTTAGATAGTCGATGTATATCGTTACGTTGCTCTTGCTGTAGCCAACGTTCTCCGCTATACACCGGATGGACGGGCTTGTCCCGTACTGACCGTAATACTCTTCAATAAAGTGTTTGATTTTGTTCGTCAAGTCTTGTTTCTTCGTTTGCATTCGTGATGGCCCTCACTTTTTCAATAACGGACGCTCCGTCCGTTTTTGATACCTCTATTATATCCATTTTCACTTTCACTGTCAAGAGCCTGAAAGGTATAAAAACAGGGGTGTGCAAGAACATGCACACCCCTATTTTTCACTTAAAACCATACTTAAATATTTCGAAAGAAGTTTTCATCAATATCGTAGGATTTCACTTCCTTCAACCCAATATTATATTCCGCCAATTTATTCATGAATTCATCTCCATCAATTAAATCTATTTGCTGTTTTCCTTGTTCACTTGCTTCATCTCGCGCCGCTTTAGTAAATGACCCAGTTGTAATAAATCCCCCTTTTTCGATATTTGTTGCCAACGAGCCTCTAAAGTCTCGAATATCTCCAGCGGACACACTCCCTTTATATCTTTTACATTGAAATGCAACATTAAAACTAAAAATCCCATTAATTTTTAATTTGCCAGTCCCGTCTATTCCTCCATCTCCAGTCTTTTTTGTTACTTGTACTTGGGTAAATCCGCACTCTCTTAATAATCGTTGAGCCAGTCTCTCAAAACCCCAAGGGTCCATATTATGTAAAACCTCAATTAATCTAACCTTCCACGGCTGAACCTCCTCAGGTTCCTCAACAACATTGACTTCTGGAATCTCTTGCGCAATTGTCGTTTCGCCTTTTTTAGGCGAAGTCGCTTTTCTTAAGACATCTTTGCCATCAATCTCTTTGATAGACAAAAAGTTAGATGTGATAGCCCAAACTCCTTTCGAACAGTTTTCTATTGCTCCGTATTTTTTCAAATACGTTCTTGCCCACGCTAATTGATACTCTAATTCTGTTTGAGGAGAACGATTAGGATCATGTAAAACATCTACAACACTATCTGGCAATTTTAAGGTTTCAATAATTTTATCATTAATTTCTTTAACGGTCCCTGATCCACCCAAAGCTTGCAACACCATAAAAACTGGAGAAATCAAATCATTATATGTTAAACCTATTGTTTTTCTCGCTTTAGCCATTTTTTATCTCCTTCGTATATTATTTCGTGATTATTTTAATCTACAATATTCTCCATATTGAATAAAGGACTATCGAAAAACTCCACAATTTCAATGCCTAATCCTTGGCATAACTCAAAAAGAACACGGACATTGACCGCCACATTGCGTTTGTGTTTGATATCCCCTATCGTTGTTTGATTCACTCCCGTAAGCATCGAAAGGCGGTACGCGGTCAAATGCTTTTCTTCCATCAGTTCCGTCAATCTCGCTGACAGGGCTTCTGCTATTGTCATGACTGCTCCTCCTTTTACTAAACTTCGGCTCTGTAATAGTATAAACTTTTTATTTCGTAAAATACTGTGCGTAGGTTTAGTAGTACTTGATTTTCGCCCAGTATTTTGGTATAATAGGTGCGGAAAGGAAGAAATTATGAAGACTGTTTGCGTTACCGGGCATCGTCCCGCAAAATTGCCTTGGGGTTATAAAAAAGAAGGACCCGATTACGATGAGTATATCGAGTCCCTTGCTTGCACTATTGCTGACTATCTTGAAAATGGTTACGACCACTTTATTTCCGGAATGGCTCTCGGCGTCGATATGGACTTTGCCGAAACCATCATTCAATTTCGGGAACATTACGACATTGACGTCAAGTTGGAATGTGCTATCCCCTGTCCAAATCAAACTCTGAAATGGTCTCCCACCGAAACCGCTCGCTATAAAGAAATACTCGAAAAAGCGGACAAGGTTATGTTGGTCAATGATCACTACTTCCGTGCCTGTATGCTCGTGCGGAACGATTATATGGTAGACCACTCCGACTTGGTGCTTGCCATTTGGAATGGTGAGCAATCTGGCGGGACTTGGCACACAATTCAGTATGCCAAAGCCAAAGGCAAGCAAGTCGACATCATCAAGGTTGACCGCAAATAAAGAAAGAACGCGCTATCTGGGATTTCCCCAAACAGCGCGTTTTTCTATTTCATTTATAATGTCTGATTATAAGGCTTGCCATATATCCCTCCGAAATAATTATAGGATTTCCTCGGCCTCTCTCTGATGCTCCACTATCTCTCCGATGAGTTTCTCTACGTCAACGGTGTGATTGTAGCGATTCCATGTCTTTATGACGTGGTAAAGGTCAATGAGGAATGTGTGAACCAATTCGTGCTTTCGGTCATTCTCTTTCCAAGTGGATTTTGCGAATCCTACATACTGAATGTTATCCTCGGAACGGAAGACCGCCCTTGTTTTGTCATAGGGAATGAGGAAAGCATTGTACACATTTTCGATGTGTATCGTGGTTACGTTTTTCTTAATGTAGTCACCATAGGTGATCTGCTTTTGTATCGAGGTTGTTTCGGGCAAATCACCCTCCATTCCCGTGAACCCAAAACGATAGAATTTTGAGTCCAAAATGAATACATCGTTGCCGTTTATCAAAATGGTGTCGGGGCGGAGTTCCGAGCTCGGTGTCTCTCGGTAATTGTTCCGCACGAGCTGCCATTTTGCTTTGGGGTTGAAGCTCTTGAGGTCTTTTACATTTCCGAAAATAGAGTCTATCATTCGCTCAAAAATGTAGTAATAAGTATCCACCCCATACACGAATTCCTCCGTGTTTTCTCTTGCATCGAGTCCCACGATTACTTTTAACAGATGTTGCAAACGCAGTCGCTTGTCATCGTCAAAGGTCTTGTTGAGCTCTTTCTGCAAGGTGGCTATGTAAAGTTTCTTTATGCCTTCGTTAAAGGGCTTCGTTTCTATGTGTGCCGAGGACAAGCCAAAAAGCCAACCGATGAAGTCGATGCTTTTCTTGACGCAGTATTTGTGTATCTCTACGAGGAGGTTGTCAACGTTGTTCTTGACCTCTACCACTATATTTGGGTAGATGACATTTCCCTCGGAGATTATCGGCTGCGATTGCATCGTTCGTTTCCAATTCACTCTGCCTGACTGATTGACCTTATAGGTCTTTTCTCGGTTTACATAAAATCCGTTAGCGAGATAGTCCCTTATTACCCACAAGTAGGACATCAAGGCGAAATCGCCCATCGTCTTGGTCTTGTTATGAGCTTGCGATGCCTCCTTTGAGCCTGTTTTCGCAATCGCAATCGTCCTTAAAAAGTCGATGATATCGTTGCGAACCGTAGGGCCATTGGGATCGAATCGGTATGACTCTGGGTAATAAAAGTGTATCTGATTGCCGATGATTTTTAGTCCTACAAAGGAATCATCAGTTTTGCCCGTTACCGAATGTGGGTGAAAGTTCTGTATCGGTTTCATTATAAGTTAAGGACACCGTCCGCAAATACTTTCACACCGAGTCTCTTGTATGCATCAATCAAATCATCCAAGGTCTTGATTTCCGCTGCGAACCAATCGGAATGAGCATACTTTGCTACATCGTCCCAAAGGTACTCGAAGAGTTTGAATGCGAATCTGTTGATCTTGGTCTCATCGGAGCATTCCTCGGCGGTCGCACAGAGTGTTTCTTTTTCGATGAAATAAACACCAAGTTGTTTGTCCTCGGAAGCGAGGTCGTCAGGACGATCTACAATGTACTTATTGATTGCCGTTACCAAAGCCTCCCACGTTACACCGTCCATGCCGGGAACGAAGTAGTCCTTATATTTGTGTTCAAGAGTGAATTCATTGCGGAGCTTCTCAAACTGCCATCTACGCTTGAATGCGGTATCCAAGGTAAAGACATTTTGGTCGCTTGTATTCATCGTTGCTACGATGTAAAGGTTGGCGGGGATGCAAATGCTGTTGAAAGTATAAATGCCCTCAAAGCACTTGTTAAGGTAATCTTGGAGATTTACGTTGGTGATTGAGTATTGGCTCTTTCCACTTGCGTCTCTGTCCAAGAGTTGGAAGATGTCTCCAAAAATGCTTGCCGCATTACCTCGGTTTAATTCTTCAATAATGAGTGCTACCGCAACGTCGGGATTTTCGATTGCCGTTCTCATTGCGAGTGCGAATGGTCCGGGGTTGAAGTCATAGGTGACCTCTCCATTCGGCTTTACCTTGGGAAGTATTTGTCCAACGAAATCCGTGTTCGTGTAGTCCATATAGAACGTAGTTCTTATTCTGTGTTCATTGGCAACACCGCACTTTGCTAGGTATGTATTCTGCACATAGAAGGACTTGCCACAACCGGGTGTACCATAAACCACGCGGTTTTGCGCTCCTCCTTTTGTTGTGTCGAATGTGTAAGTGGGAATTGTCTGCTCCTCGGTCTCCTCTTCGCTATCGGTTGTAGGGTCAGTTTTGAGCTTATATATGACCTTGGAAAAGGCAACATTGGTAATTCCGCATTTTTTCACAAACAGAGCAATTTGACCCATACGAATGAATGACTCCTCTTTGGGTTCAATGCTTAACTTGTTGAGGACTTTATTCTGCCAATCTCCGCTGTAGAATACCGGGAAAATGTCCGGGAAAATCATGTGCAAATATTTCATTGCCCACACCTTATTGATGAGGTTCGGCATGACTTTGAATACCTGTGCATAGAGGTCTGCATAATCGTTGAGGTCGTAAAGCTCGCCATAGTTTGCAATAACCTCTGCCCCGGCTACGAGTTCATCTTTGATTGTAGTTCCCAATTCGATTGCGTCCGCTTCAGTAAGTTTGCGAACCTTTTTAGGCGAACCTGTTACCCATGACGAGTGGTCTTTGCTGTAGAAGAGCCTATATTTGTATGCATTTCCTCCTCTGACGTCACCGAAAAGATGATATCTCGTATCATGTTCAATGGTGTAGCAAAGGTTGTGTTCATCTTTTTGGTCGCTTAAGAAGAATTTATCAAGTAGTTCTCGGCCGCTCCATTGCTTAACAATTGCAGGGGCAAAATATGCTTGGAATTCTTTGTAGAGTTCATCAGCTTCTTGGTCTACTGTTACTAATCCTGCGGCTTGTTGTCTAAACCATTCGGGAGTCAATTCTTCATTAACTTCGCCATCTTCATCCTTTTCGCACTCTTCAATGTCCATATATGCTTGATAGGATGCTTTGTTTTCAATGAATGGCTTTGACTTATCAGGAGTCCAAAATTGCGTATAAGTAAGAATATCGAACAACGCTGCCTTGTTTTCTGTTGACAAATTGTCGTGATGAATGTATAACGCTTGATTGTCATCCTCGGAAACGCAGCCCGACCATGTGAGTATCTTTACCATTTCCCTTACTTGGCGATCTGCTTGTTTCCACAATCTCATGTTGGGGTCAGTTTCAACCGATGAGGGGAGTTGTTTGGTCTTTCTATATTCGATAATGCTGTGAATTAGCTCCACAATATTGGGATTTCGAGTTTTTGCTATAGCCTCGTTAAAGAAGATGAAGTCGAGTACCTCATCTCTGGTTAAATGTGCAGAGCCCGGATACAACAAGTTCATGGTGTACAGAACTTGAAGGACGATTCTCATGGGTGCTACCGTGATTCCGTCTTCTATAGCGGCATTCAATGACTCGGATGTCCTTGGATTAGGAAATTGAAATTTCTTTATGAAATTCAATACTATTTTTCTTACATGACCATTTGCACAGTCAATTGCACATTTGCTTTTATTGGTCAGATTGAAATAAAAACCAAGAGTATTCATATTGTTGTTCTCGTTTTTATTTTCATCTGCAGAAGGAACCGTATTGGTCATGAAGCAATAACCTGCTTTGGTCAATGCGGTCTGCAAGGTAGTTATTCGCAAATCATTAGTGAATAAATAGTGGAACATTTTTACACCTCCTTAAGCAATTCGATAATTGCTTTTGCTACTGCGTTGGCAAGCATTGGGGGAACTGCGTTTCCTATCATCTGATACGCATTTCCTCGGCTACCAACGAACTCAAAATCATCGGGGAACGATTGAAGTCTTGCTGCCTCTCTTACCGTAATCGTTCTATGCTGTTGAGGGTCGTAGTGTATGAAACGATTACCATCTTTGTAAAGGTGAGCTATGATTGTAGTACTTGGCTCGTCGGGGGCGAGAACATGATAACGGTGTATGGGTGATTTTGATCCGATTTTTTCTTCGTACAACTCACTTATTTTCTTACTGTCATATTCGTTACGCCCGGAAGCGAGGTCTTCTTCGAGGATACGGAATGTGTCCATATCTCTCCTGTTACTATATCTTGGGATATGCCATGTGATTTCTATCTCCGGCGTTGAATGGGAGATTCGCGCTTTGTGATGTTCGTCATCATAGAAAGGATGACACGGGGGCAAATCTCCGATTGCTTGCCGCACTGTTATCACGGATTCTCCCTTGAATTGCGGTAAAATCTGCCTGTAGAAAGTTCTTAATAAGTCTTGTATGTTTGCTTTGGTTTCTTTTGAAATGCCAACTATAACTACGCGGTTGCGATTCTGAGGAACATTATAATCGGCAGCATTAACGACTGCTATTCTCAAATCGTCAATTATTTCATATCCGATTCCATCAAATCCTTGCTTAATAAGTTCTGTAATGGGTGTGCCGTTGGGTGTTGCACTTAAAATACCGGGGACATTCTCGAAAACAAAAACCTTGGGTTTATACCTATTGACCACAGAAAGATAATGCTCGAAAAGGTAGTTCCTATAATCGTTTTGCATACCATTTTCGTCTCTAACACGTCCCGCAACCGAATATGCTTGGCAAGGAGGTCCGCCAATAATAATGTCAATTCCTTTTGCCTTATCGACGAAATAATCAAGTCCTTTTCCTATTCCATATTCGTCATCATTCCATCCATGGAAGAGTTCGTCTTCTCTTTGGATATCAAAATGCATAACCGTAGAGTTGGCTTCAGTTTCATTCCATCGGGTCTGTAGTCTATGTCTCAAGGTATCGACCTGCGGTTTGAGCCATTCGACCGCAGCTACTTCTTCAAATTCACCCGTTTGAAGGAATCCTTCAGTTAATCCTCCGCACCCTGCAAACAGGTCAATCATCTTTATCTTTTTCATTTCTTTCCCTCCAAGGTGGGCTTGAGTTGCGTCGCTACCACTTGTCCAAGAATCGGAGGAACAGCATTTCCAACTTGCCTATACTGTTCAGCCTTGCTTCCGTAGAAAATAAAGTCATCGGGGAAACTTTGCAATCTTGCACTCTCTCGTACCGTGGGAATTCGATTCCATTTGTAATGGAAATGAGAGCGGTGTCCTGTGTTAATTGTCAAGGATGGCTTTTTACTATGATATCTTGTCAGTGCCTCATGGTATTTGAATCGCGCTCCGAGTTCAGGTGGTAAAGCTCTATAATTTTTTCCCTCTGGGATAAGCTTAAGCAATTCAACTGTTTTGGGCTCGTGAATGCTTCCAATGTGATTGTGTATTCTTGTGGAATTTTTACGCATTAGGCTTTGATATGGAGTAAGAGGTTCGCATTCGTATTCTTGAATTTCTTCTCCATATATTCCCTCTAAAGCGGGCAAATCACCTATAGCATCTTCACACGTAACATACTGTGTGGGCAGAACGGTCGGTTCAGGGAAAACAAATGTTTCGTCCGAATTAAGCAATCCAACGAAGAAAACTCTTTTCCTTATTTGTGGTATTCCGTAATCAGGTGCATAAAGAATTTTGGCTGTCATGTTGTAGCCAAGAGCTGAAAAGTCTTCAATAATCCTCTTTGCTCCAATTCCCCCATTTGTTTGTATCATACCGGGGACATTTTCCAAAACAACCGCTTTAGGCTTCAAAATTTTAGCGAGTTTTACCATCGCCAAATACAGCGAATTGCGCTTGTCGTTCATATCTCTTGGCCCGGCGATTGAAAAACCTTGGCAAGGAGGGCCACCAACAAGAACATCCAAATCGATTTTCTTGTTGCGAAGGAATTCCACTATGACATTTAGGTTGTCATGATTAAATAAATCAAGTTTCATCGCCTCCGCAGAACCATGATTTGCTTTAAATGTTCTTAAGGCCGCATCATCGCAGTCTACGCCTAAAACGACGTTATATCCCGCATCATAAAAGCCTCTGGAAAGGCCTCCTGCACCAGAGAATAAATCTATACAAGTTAATTGTTTTTTCATACGTGTTACCTCAATTCGTATTGATGGCACTTTTGCCGCTTTTTACCCATTCGTCCAATTCGGACAATTGGAACTTCCATAGCTTTCCTATTCTGTGAGCGGGAATGTCTGTCTTTTTAATCCAATTGCGGATGGTGTCTTTAGTAACGCCAAGGTGATTAGCTGCCTCGGTTATACCAACCCAATTTTCAGAATGTGTGTTGCTCATTTTTCACCTCAAAATAAAATAATGCTTTTACATTATAACACACATTCACCTAAATATCAAGTGTTTTGTATGATTTCATGGTATTTTATATGCTTCTTGTTGCTCTTTTTATTATCCACAAAAGAGTTGTAATTACTATGGTCGGTACTCCAAGGTAAAGTGCAACTACTCCCACAGGATTAAAGTATCCCATAATCTTTTTTAGTTCAAGGATTGCCGGGAGGTTCTGCCATACGGCTGTACCTATTGCCGATAGCATTCCCCAAAAGGCTTGCCATAGAACTGTTACTATTTCAATAAAAATCTTCAATTAAACTCCTCCGCGTAATTACTACACTCTGTCTT